TGCTACTTTTAACGATGCCGAACCGCGTGTTGGTGCTGGGATGTGAATCACATCGCCTTTTTTGCCACGGAAGTTCATCTTCATGACCAGATTGGCCAGAACAAGATTCTTCTTGTAAGACGCAACAATTTCATCACTCCAAATCTCTGGAACGAAGGTACCGGCGCTCGATACGGTTACGCTATTGGTTGGGGAAAATGCTGTATTTGCCATGTTATTACTCCTAGATCAAAAGTGTTTATTTGACCCGACCCTCTTGATACGCCAGCATAATTTCATCTGAAAGTGCGTCGTATCGGGCTGGATCATTCATTTTTAGCCGAATTAGGTCAGCACGTCGGTAAACTCTTTTTGAACTCTCACCGCTTCCACCACTATCAACTTGCACAGATTTCATTGTTTGCTGGCGAGCCGTTGATGCTTGTTGGTTCGCTTGCTTAGTCTGAATACCACGCAACTCTTTATAGGTGGACAGCAATTCGTTAGCCGAATCAAAATCAAACTCTGCATCAGCGCGCTTGAATAAATCCAAGCGGATATTTGATGATTTAACCCAATTAACAAACCCATCATCTCGAACAACTTGCTCGAAATCAGGGTGTGCTTGAGCTAACTTTTGCTGAGTCTGTAGCGCTCTCAACTCCATTGCAGCCTTGCGAGCCTCAATGATGTCAGGGTGCTTATCAATCGTATTACGAACTGCCTTTTGTGGGTCTTCATAGAAGTCCACTTCCGGCTCTTCCTCTGCAATAGGTTGCTGCCTAGAATTGAGGTTTTGCTTAATCAGTTCATCAGCCAGTTTCCGCACTTCGCCGACTTCTTGCGCTTGGCGTCCTATGACTTTTTCCGCTTCTTGGTGCATCTTCATAACGTCTTCGAGAGACTTATTCCGATACCTTTCAGGAAGGTCTGGTTTGTCATTACCAATCGTAGAATCTAGCTTGGCTTCCTCTGTCTCTAACTCAGAAGGCAACTCATTTTCTGGATCAACTAACATATTAGGTTTCCTTTTCCTGCCATCTTTTGGTTCCCAGGATAATAATAAACAGGCCAGAATCTGGTTATCTGTTCGCTTTTTGCTCCGCAGCGAGTTTTTCTCGATGCCTACGATCAAATTGGGCTGCGGCGGTCGGGAATGACCCCGACCAACCCTCCAATAAAAACGCTGGAGCGGATATTACACGGTGGGCGTTACCACCGCACTCGCATTGAACTTGAGTCAGCTCATAACTAGTCAACTTTTCAATACGATGCCCATTTTCACAGGCAAATTCATACATTCGGCGCATTTAAATCCTCATAAGCATCTGAGCTGACTTGTCGCAAGTTTTTCAGCCATAGCAAGATAGAAAGCTCGCCCTTCTTGAATTGTAAACTTTTTTCGTCTTCAACAGCAGAAAGATTATTTAATGCGTTCACCATTTCGTCAATATCTTCTATCAAATCAAGCCACCCTTGAGTGGCCATCATAGAGAATCTATCTTCGTAATACTTTTGCAACTCAGGCGTCATAGTGCTGGAATGTCTGAACTTGTTAAAGAGTTAAGATCGGCGCTAGTGATAGCCGGTAAATCCGTTGTGGCCAATTCTGTTATTTGCTCTGGCTGAATGTACTCAACCCATTGCTCTTGAGATTGACTCCACGACCAATTGCCCTCTGGCTTAGGATCACGAATAACCCAACCCGGTGGATACCACCAGACAAGTTCCTTGCCAGCAGGAACTTCTGGCGCATCAGGAACCTCAATCCATCCATCTGTGCCATCTGTCTCAGGCTTAGGTATAGAACCGTTTTTAGAATACATAAGTCACCTACAAAAGAGGGAAGGCTGCGGTTGGAGCAGTAAAGTTAGATGTGTAACGTGCGTAGCCTTTAGTTATACGCAGATCATCAATGTAACCATTAAGATAGTAACTAGCTGTATAAGCAGAGTCTAAAGTTGTACCAATACCTGTAACATATCCAGTAGCATAGTTTGTGCTACTTGTTGCAGTTGATCCTGCTTGAGTTCCGTCTATAAATAATTTATTAGATGAACCAGACCTTGAAAATGCAATATGATGCCAAGCGTTTGCAGTTGGAGCAGTACCAGTTATGATATTTGATGTGCCATTATTAACAAATATACTTCCGCTACCTGTGTTTATTGCAATGCCAGCTTGTGCGACATTCGTACCACGGCTATCAAAAATAATGTAGTTACCAGAAGCAGATGCGTAATAAATCCAAAACTCAATAGTTAGATCACCTGTACCGAAAGCCGTATTCTGAGACGCAGGTAATATTAAATAATCCCCAGTACCATCAAAGTACATCGACGTAGTGCCCCACTTCGCCTGTGTCGTGCTTACTTGTGCATTGCCTACAGTCTCTAAATCATTCTTAGCAGTAGAGTCGTAGATGCCGGAGTTGGTGAAGTTGCAAAGTAACTGCGTATTAGTTATTGCTGTAGGTGGTGCAGTTGGAGGAGTGAATGTTGAAGTATAAAGAGCCGTTCCTTTTAACACTTGCAAACCAGATACATACCCTGTAAATGGGAACGAACTAGAGCCAGATACTAAAAACGTATCATTTCCGTAATTAACTGATGAAGTCCAGCTAAGAACACTTACTCCATTTGCATAAAGATCAGTTTGACCACTTGATTGTCTAACAAATGCTACATGATTCCATTGATTAGCTATTACTAAAGTAGTTGAAATTCTATCTGTTCCATCATATACATTGTAAAAACCGCTACTATTACGTTGAATATTTAAGTTATTAGAGCCATTAGTAATCCATGCTTGGACAGATGAATTTACAGTTCCATATACCCAAAATTGAATAGTAATTGCTCCGAGTCCATACGCAAATGCTGCGTTACTTCCAAGAGCAAGACTATCCCCACTACCATCAAAATACCCACTACCACCTACTACCGCAGTATCGTATGCAGCAGTAGGAGCAAATGGGCTGAAGGCTTGGACGGATGGTGTGCCGCTGCTACCAACAACACTAATTGCCGATGCGTTTGTGCTTCTATCAACCCAACGATTATCTTGCAAAGACAAAAACTGCGTGTTAGACAATGCTGTTAAAGGCGTTGTGCTTGGCGTAAAGTTTGATGTGTACCTACCCACACTAGAAACACGTATGTTGGATATGTACCCTTTATATATTTCATCGTTGGGATATGAAGCATTATCCCCAATAGAAACAAGAGCTGCAGTTGCAAATGAATATGTGCTAGTACCTGATCCTTGCGTTGTTTGCTGCACACCATTTACAAAGAAATAATAAACCGCACTAGCTCTCACAACTGCTACGTGATACCACGTATTAAATTCAAATGTGTAACTACAATATTCATTGTCTGCATTAAACACGCGAGATACGCTCAATCCGTTAATGTTAGTTGTATTACTTGGACCAAGACGAAATTGAATACCATTGCTCACATCGCCCTCAATTAAAACGCGACTACGACCAGCCGATGCAGGGTCAATGTTTATCCACATCTCAATAGTAAAGTCACCTGTACCTGATACATACGTACTTGCACTTCCGGGGTAAGTTAGTCTTGTCCCTGATGTACCGGTAAAATGCGTACTCCACCCCGTCTGACTAAATGGCGTAAACGTACCCTGCGTCGTATTACCATTTCTAGTAATAGTGAAGTTGTTAGTGCTAGAGTCTAAGAACGTATTGTTCTGCGCTCCGTTAGTGCTGCTAGTATTTAATAGCAATGTAACGCGATTAAAGAACGCATCAACTGCTGTTGCTATCGTTGTTTTGGCAGCAACAAACATATTCATAATGCCACTCATGACACGTTTCCTGTAATAGCACAGACCGTTCCACTAATGAACAACACCGTAGCAATACCGCGAGTTGCCAGAGTTACCGTAGCTTTATCAGCATCAGTACCAGCAATATAAGCTGTAGTAATTGTGCAGGTAATCGTAATGTTGCCACTCGTATTGTTGAAGATAGAGATTGCGTCACCTTCAGCAAATGTCGCATCAGGTATCGTTATAGAGCCACTTGTACCTACTTGTACATACTTACCTACATCACCTACAGCTAACGTGTAAGAGCTTGTCTTAGTGCCTACAGCAGGTAGATCACGGTAGCCAATAGGGTTAGTCCCATCAACCGTACAGTTTGTTAGTGTGCCTGAGCTTGGTGTGCCAAGAGCACCACTAGGTGCAACGTAGTCTGTACCTGCAGTGGCATTTGCTAATGCACCACCACTATTGGCTTTTAATATTGCCGTGCCGCTTGGCGGTGCTAGATAGTCTGTACCCGCCGTAGCGGCAGACGCCACGCCTGATGTGGCCTTAACCAAACCAGTTAGCGATGCGCGTTTGATTAGCTTACCGGTCGTAGAGTTAAACAGCGCTAGCTCGGAATCGACCGACGATGCTGGGCCAACTACGTCGCCAGTACCGGTAGAGGCAAAGGATAAAACGCCAGCTCCATCCGTAACTAGCGCTTGGTTGGCCGTACCATCTGCGATAGGAAGCGCAAGCGTCAGGTTACTGTTAGTGTTTCCTGATTGCAGAGTGGTGGTTCCTGTTCCACTCGCATTTCCTTGAATTTTTAAATTACTCATGTTGATTCCTTAATTAAGAACTAACCATTTTTGACCAGTACCCACCGTTACCGCTATCCCAGTATTTACAGTAACAGGGCCAACTGATAGGCCGTTTTTGGCCGATGATATAGTGTAATTAGACGATATCGTCTGTTCATTCTCTAATATGGTAGAAGAACCGCCGCCACCACCTGATGCCGCAATTGTAATGGCTCCGGCAGCATTTGTAATCGATATGTTTGTGCCAGCCGTTAGCGTTGCTTTGGTTAGCGTGTTGCCGGTGGAGTTACCAATTAACAGTTGGCCATCGGTAAAGCTAGTTTGACCTGTACCGCCATTAACCACTGGCAGACTGCCTGTCACACCGGTAGATAAAGGCAAACCGGTTGCATTAGTTAATGTACCGCTGCTTGGTGTACCTAAAGCACCGCCTGGCGCAACATAATCAGTGCCTGCCGTTGCAGCACTTGCTACACCAGACGTTGCTTTAACAAGGCCGGTTAGCGTTGCACGTTTAATTAGTTTGCCAGTTGTGCTATTAAACAGTACAAGTTCAGAATCAACTGAAGAAGCTGGGCCAACCACATCCCCTGAACCAGCCGGAGTGCCCCATGATGCGTCGGTGCCGTCGGTGGTTAAGAACTTGCCGCTGTTGCCTGTTTGGTCTGGCAGACTTGCCCCACCACTACCACCACCTGATGCGCCTTGGTTGATGATGACTTTTAGACGATCGGTAATGTCTGGCGGCAGTATTTCACCCGCATTGATCTCACGGCCATTGGATAATGTGATGACTAAGCTGTTGTCGAAGTCCAGACGTATATCAGCAATTGATATACCGTCAGCACCGTCCAAACCATTGATACCATCCACACCATCGCGGCCATCACGGCCAGCCAATCCGTCTTTGCCATTCTTACCGTCACGACCGTTAACCCCATCACGTCCGTCAATACCATCACGACCATCTTGAATAGTGGCAATGCGGGACTCAAGCATTGAATAAACGCTGTCGTATTTGCCTTCTAGGTCGCCCTTCATTTTCTGAAGTGCTTGAATAACCGCTTGAGCGTTTTCTGCGGCTTTTTTCTTCTGCATTGCCCGAGCTTCTGACACCGTATTGTTTACAGAGTCAAAAAGACTGTCGGGAACCTGATCTACGTCGAATAGCTTGTCAATATCCATTATTGCATTCCCTTTTGCAGTTCTTCAAGGAAGTCATTTTCAGCACCGACGACATTATCCTTGGCTTTTGACATTTGCAGCTCGACAATCTTGGACTTATTCTTGATGTCAGCTTCTTTCAACATCAATTCAGCGACCTTGACGCGCTTATCAAACTCTCTGGAGGCCATGTCAGCCTGATTGGGCAGGTTAGCCGTCAATCCTTGCTGAATCTTGGCTTGTACTTCCAAAGGTTTCAGCTTGGTGTCGATCATAATCTTGGTTGCTTCAGCACGATTTTGCTCGGCTTGAGTCGTATTGACTGCAATCTGCGCTTGCGCTGCTTGCAAGGCTAATTGCTCTTGCACCATTTGCTTTTCTTGTGCCGCTGGATCAACTTGACCCATTGCATCCAGACGCTGCATCAACTCCATGCGGTTAGAAAGCGAACTATTGGCCACAATGCCCTTCAAAATGATCGGCAGCACCGGTGTATCGGGGCCGAGTGTCTGCAACAGGCTAATAAACTGTGATTGCTCGTACTCTCGCGCAATGATGCCAAGGGTTGCCGTTGGAATGAAGACCATATCAACCGACGGATAGCGCTCTGGATCGAACTGCATAAAGCGGTATGCTGCTTTATTGATGAACGGAATCAAAAAGTCTTCTTGGAAGTTCACCAGTGTGCGCTTGTACTTTTTGATGATCGAGGCGACTGCCATCGACATGCCCGTACCAGCCGCATCGCGTCCCACCGCTGACACCATGCCGTTAGAATCTAACGTGCCGGTCGCTTGTAAGAGCATTTGCTGGAATTTCTCGGCTGTTGTGATGCTTGAGCCGTCTGTTTGGCCAAACTTGAACGGATATAAAATCTCATTCGGGTTGCCGTTGGTATAAATTGCCTTGCCTGGCATGATTGTTAGCTTCGCACCGCGAGGCAGTCGCGTAGCGTCCACGGCCATCATAGGTGAGGCTGTTAATGCCAAGGAATCCAAGTGAGTACGCACTTGCGCATCAATGGACTTCTGCATGTTGTAGGCTTTTTCGATCGTTCCACGGCCAGGCAATCTATTTGGCACCGTATCAGCTTGATAGGTCAATACTGGCCTATCCTTCATCATGTACGGACTCTCTTCAGCCTTCAATAACAGGCCGTCGTTGGCGATAACGATGATCGCCTCGACCATGTCTTGATAATCTTCGGCAGCCGAATCATCAGGGAACAGCTCAACGATGTCGTCGTCTTCCGCTTTTTTCAAATACTCTCTAGGCACCAAACCGTAGTAGGTCAAGAGCAATACCTTCTCATCTTGGTACTGGCTAACTTCTTGGGTTGGCTCTAAATCGGTGTCTTCGTAGGTCGGGGTGATGTTGACCTTGCGATAAATGCCGCGCTCGATACCACGCACCACCTTGTGGATCGATACGTACTTCTCAATGGCCACGCCCATGCAATCCTCAACGGTTGTGCCGTTAGGGTCCCATAGGAAATTCTTAGGGTTGATCGGCATCGGCTTAACCGATACGCGCATCTTCTCAACGGTTCCGATGGCGGCTTGCTCTTGGCCTGGCATTGGCATGGTTGCAGGAACCAATTCCTTTTCCATTGACGTTGTGATTTCGGCGATACCGGTGCCGTAAATCTCAGCCAACAACACCACTTGATCGACGTGTTTCCTCAACTTGTCGCGCTTAAAGTCTTCCATCATCTGGAGCTTTAAGAACTCGACATCCATTGGGTCGCCATTGACATCGCGCAAATCGTCTTTGATGTCAAAGAATTCGCCAGAACCAAAGATCGCCTCAATAATCTCAGCGTGTCTGGTTTCAACGGCTTGCTGTGTTGCAGGGGTGACGATGCGT